TTTTAAGAGCTAAACTTGAGGGTGGATTAAATTATAAAATTATATATTCATATAATCCACCAAAGAGACGTCAGTCATGGGTTAATAAGAGGTTTGAGAGTATATTACAACCTAAGCATGTATATCTTCATAAATCAACTTATCTTGATAATCCATATATTTCAAATGATTTTATTCTTGAGGCGGAGCATATTAAAAAAGTAAAGCCATTAAAATATAGGCATGAGTATTTAGGAGAGCCTATTGGTTCAGGTGTTGTGCCATTTGATAATTTAGAGTTTAAAGAATTGACAGATGCTGATATTAAAAACTTTGACAACATAAGAATGGGTCTTGACTGGGGTTATGCAACTGACCCATTGGCTTGCGTAAGACTTCACTACGACAAGACGAGAAGAAGGATATATATTTTTGATGAGATATATAGGGTTAAGATGAGCAATCGTGAAGCGGCTGAAGAGATAAAGAGAAGAGGCTGGACTGACACGAGGATTATCTGCGACGGTGCTGAGCCTAAGTCGATAGAAGAGATGAGGGGTTATGGTCTAAAGTGCGATGGAGCTAAAAAAGGACAAGGTTCTGTTGAATATGGTGAAAAGTGGCTTGATGATTTAGACGCCATCATCATAGATCCTAAAAGATGTCCTAACGCTGCTATGGAGTTTGAAAATATTGACTACGATACGGATAAGGACGGCAATGTGCTTAATCGCTTGGTGGATAAGGATAATCACTTAATCGATGGATGCCGCTATGCGTTAACCTTGGATATGAGGCAAAGTAAGTTTAGTTTTAATTAATGGGGGTGGAGATGTGGATATAACGAAGCTTAAGAAAGAAGAGCTAGTTAAGTATATAGATGCAAAGATAAGTGAATTTCAGCTTAAAAAGGAAGAAATGCAAGAGTCTATAAGATACTATAACTACGAACAAGATATACTTCTTAAAAAGAGATGGACTATCGGTAAAGAAGGAAAGATGCAGTCAATTGAGAATCTTCCTAATGCAAGAATTATTGATAATCAATATAAAAAGGCTGTTGACCAAAAGGTGAATTACTTATTTAGTCAACTACCATCTATAAAGTGCGATGATGAAAAATATCAAGAGATGGTTCAAGATTTATATGATAATAGATTTTTAAGAACGCTTAATAAGATTGCTCTTGAAAGCTACTTATGCGGGATATCATGGTTATATGTGGCAAATGACAACGGGGAATTATCGATGACAAAGATGGATTCAACGGAGATTATTCCTATATGGCAAGATAGAAATCATGAAAGCCTTGATGCGATAATTAGGGTCTATCAAACTGAAGAGTACAAAGACGGCAATATAAAGATGATTGACAAGGTGGCTTTATATACAAAAGATGATGTTAGGATATATCTAAGAGATAAGGACTATACGGAGATAAAAGAAGAGGGATATCTTGAAAAGGACGGACTAAGGTATAGCTTTGGAGAGATTCCTTTTATTTATTTTAAGAGTAACTCTAGTGAGATGCCACTACTTAAAAGAGTGAAGAGCTTACAAGATGCGATAAATGCAATACTTTCTAATTACTATGACAATATGCTCGAAGATCCTAGAAATACTATCATGATACTAAAGAATTATGATGGGCAAGACTTAGGGGAATTTAGGCAAAAGCTAGCACAGTATGGAGCGGTTAAGGTGTCTACTGGCGTTGATGGTGCTGATGGTGATGTAAATACTCTTGAAGTAAATGTTAACAGTGAAAACTATAGGCTTATACTAGATTTACTTAAGGAAAAGCTTATTGAGAATGCTATGGGCTTTGATATGAAGAGCGATAAGACAAGCAACGCACCTAATGAATTAAATATCAAGTCTATGTACTCAGATATGGAGCTTGATGCAAACCAAACGGCTCTTGAATTTACAGCGAGCCTTGAACACTTAGAAAGGTTCTTAAAGTTAATTAAGAATATCAAGGACGATAAATTAATAAGCACTACTGAATTTAAGCGTAATTTAATGGTAAATGACGAGGCGACTATAAATATGATTATTCAAAGTGAGGGCTTACTATCTAAAAAGACCTTACTAAGTCATCACCCATTCGTTGATAATGTTGACGAAGAGATAAAAGCTATAGATGATGAAGATAGTATAGAGTTGGGCGACTATGTAGATGAAGAAGAGTAATTACTTTAGTGAAAGGCTTGAGAGGCTTCTTAGGGGCGACATAAGAAGATCAAAGATAACTCAGATAAGGATAAAAAGAGGTTATAAGAGAGCTTTTCAGCTTATAGAAGATGATATAGCAAAGTATGTAACTAGGATTTCAGATGATTTAAAGCTAGATTTAAAGGCTTTAAATAAAAAGATACCTAAGGAAGAATTACTTTCAAGGGCTAAGGAACTTAAGCTTGAAGAGGAGACTATGGCTAATTATGAAAACCTTAGCTATGCTGAAGCTATAAGACGTGAGATGGTAAAAAATGTAGAGAGTATGGCCAAAGAAAATGAAAGCCTTATCTTTGAGAACTTATTCAAGACTTATGAGCATAATTTCTATAGCACTTCTTACTTGTTATACAGAACTATGGACGACTTCTCATTTACTAAGAGGGTTACAAGAGAATACTTTGATTGGATGGCTAAGAAGCCGTGGACGTCTGATGGCAAGACTTTTTCTGATAGGATATGGAAAGACCAAAAAACTTTAGTAGATGAGTTATATAAAGAATTCACTGTATCTGCTACTAGAGGGGCAAACCTTAAAGAAGCAGCAAGGCGAATGTCAAGAAAGATGGACGTAAGCTACAAGAAGTGCTTAAGGCTACTTAATACCGAAGATAGCTTTTTCAGCAATAAGGCAGTAATGGATGCTTATCAAAATACAACGGCTGAAGAATATATGATACTTGCAACGCTTGATAGAAGAACATGTGAAATATGTGGGGATCAAGACACTAAGCATTATAAGATAAAAGATGCTAAGGTTGGTGTAAATATGCCACCATTTCACCCTAATTGTAGATGCACAACTGTTGTATACTTCGGTGATGAAGACGACATGCCAGAAGAAAGAATGATGAGAGATGAAAATGGCAAAAGCGTAAAGACTGAGTATATGAGCTATGATGAGTGGAAGAAGAAATATGTTGACAAAAATGGGGAAATGATACGTAATGAAGATAAAAAATTATATGTTGACATAAAAGATGATTATAAGAATGTTTCGCCTGGAATTGTTGAAGATCTACAAGAAGTAGAAATTGATGGTAAAGTTTATTCGGTAAATGGAAAAGACGTTGTTCTTGATTATTCTGAATATGAAAAAAATATTGCTGATTGGATTGCTTACAACATGGGTGGTATTGTAAAAATGTGTCCTAGAATATTAGTGCCAGAAGATATTAGAACTCCTGATTATATTTGGAATGGCGAAAAATGGGATTTAAAAACAATAAATAGTCATTCAAAAAACACTATATCAACAGCAATAGGAAATGCGAAGAAACAGTCAGAGAATGTTGTGCTAAATTTAAATGTTAATAGTTATACGGATAAAGATTTGATAAGTGAATTAGATAGAATTTACGCAAATCATAGGTATAGTTTTCTTAAAAAAATAATGATTATTGAAGATTATGTATTAAGAGGAATATACAAAAGAAAATAAGCCAAGGTGCTTTACATATTACTAATTAAAGCATCTTGGCTTAAATATTAGGCCCACCCCCTCAAACTAAAGAGATTACTCTCAGTAGCATTTGGCGGGAAGAGGACGACCTATTCTATTTATATTATACAACTTTTTGTAAAATAAATCAAGGGTTTAAATGGATAAACGTAATAAAATAAGGGGTTCCTCCCCTCGTTTATATCAATTACTCAATATAACCGTATGTTTTGGATGGAGAGGAAACCCTTATTTGTTATCTATATTATAACACTGTAGGGAGAATTTGTCAAGAGGTGATTATATGGTTGAAATTATGATACCATCTTTTAAATATGAGGGTAATGATTATGTTGTTAAGAAGATTGAAGATATTAAATCTTTAGATTTTGTGATTAAGTTTTGTGATGGCTCGGTCAATAATATTTTTGTAGATGCTGATATATGTGATAACTACGAAGCTATATTAGATGATGTATTTAAAAAATATAAATGGTTAAATAGAATTATAATTAAGAGTAAAGATAGTTTGATTGGAGTATTTAAAAGATAATCTTTTTTAATGCTTAATCGTGAGCTAATCGTGCAAATATAAGTGAAGAATGGCTATATTACTAGCTTTAATCGAAAATAATCGCGAGATATTCGTGTAAATTTAATAAGTTTTATCAAGCAGTTGTCGATGTAATGTCGATGGCTGCTTTTTAAATATATAATTCGAGACAAAACTCGTAAATATGTAGAAGGGGTGTTAGAAATGACGAGAGAATTTTTAAAAGGACTGGGACTATCTGATGAGGCTATTGAAAAGGTGATGGCCGAGTATGGTAGGAATATTAATCAATTGAAGTCGGAGAATGAGGAGTTAAAGGAAAAGGAAAAGAGTTTTTCTGAACTTGAAAAGGCTAAGAAGGCTTTAGAAGAAGAGTTAAAGGGTGCTAATGAATCCATTAAAGAGCAAAAGGACAAGCTTAAAGAGGCTGAAAATGGCTTTACTAAGTATAAAAATGATGTAAGGCTTGAGAAGGCTTTAAAGGGTGCTGGTTTTAAATCTTCTGACATTGCAAAAAAGCTTATCGATCTTGACAAGCTTAAGTTTAATGATGATAAGATTGATGGCCTTGACGAGGCTATAGAGGAGCTAAAGAAGAGTAGCGAGTATCTTTTTGAAAAGACTGAGTCAGCTAATGAAGACGATGGCAAAAGTGGTGCAATGCAATCACATAAGCCT